GTCCTGTTTCCAAACAATCATATATGCCTGCGATGTGGCTAAACTGGCTTGGTGCGCGTCGTCCGCTTCGATGTCCAAATGTAAGCGGGTAAAGAGTTCGGTCAAGCGGACGCCGGCGGCATCGTCACCCGTAACTTTGAAGCCTTCGAGTTCCAGCCGGTCAAGTACTGCATCCACAACCACCGCCATCCAATTGATTTCAAAATGGGCGTTGATATTCTGGAACAACTCCGCCAGCTTTTCGGTGGAATATTTTAGCGGTTGCGGTCCATTGTAATAGTTGAATAATTCATCGAGTGGTTTACGTTTGCCGCGGATGGCATTGAACGCCATAATCAAATCGGCGCGGGCTACATCGGGCGGGGCAATGGTCGATAATAACTGAGATTCTATAATTGACATTTTATCCTCTCCAGCTTCGGGCTTGTCTGGGTTGTGTACCTTTTACTAATTCATTATACATACCGCTTGCGGCGTCCATCTCATCGTCATGGTCTAATTCGGGTTGTCCGTGCATGTGATTCAACCAGCGTTCATTCCATGCACCGCGTAATAATTTCACATTACCGGCATACGCTTGCGCCGCCAATGGCTTGGCTCTCAACAATTTATCCCCTTGCGGTATTATACCCCTCGCATCAAATCCCTGTAACATTGTAACGATATGATGCGCGTCCCGTTTACCACTTGCACCGCCTTCCTGTTCAAAACGAATGGTAACGGTTTTCCCGTCTTGTGTGGCGGTGTTCTGCATCGTGGCGTCAGTCCGCGCCGGGTCAATCTGTTCAGCGGTCGCATCCATGATGTAGGTTATCCCGTTCACAATCCGACCCCTACAGGATGCGGTATAGTCTGATTCCTTTTTCTCGGTTGCAGCCAAATCCCAAAAACGCACGTCACCCACCCCAGCCGGCACAGCGTCAACGACCTGGAACCATGAGCGATTGAATACCTTCCCCGCCGCCGGCTTTACTTTCCAGTTTCCGCCGCGCTTGCCGTCACCTAACAACCGTTGACGCTCGATATAATCAAGGGCTTGCAAGTTGGCAAGATAACCTGGGTCACTGTCAAGTAATATCTGATTATCGAAAACCGTGGATAAGATAAACGTCACGCTCTTTGGTGTGCTGTTCGGGTGTTCTGCCTGTAATGCTTCCTTGTCATTGCTCCAGAATGTATTATCGTTTTCGCGTATCATCCAGCGAATGACGCCGCTTCTTTCAGGGATTGCAAAGCCATCCTCACCAATCCACCAATCGAGAAAATCAGCCAACCATCCTGGCTCAGGGTTGGCGCTTGCGCGGATATATGGCACTACACCACACATGGACCGGTTACGGGACAACATATAAAAGAACTGCGAGGCGGTAAACGTTTCCAACTGGTCAAACTCAATCAATGGAATCTGTGCTGATTTCCAATTGAGTTTATCTGTCTCGTGTTGCATGTGGGCAAATGATATTCTTGCGCCGCTGGGGAAAGTGTACTGCTTGTCATTCTCGTTTGACCTTGCCTCTAATAGCGGATATATCTTTGCGGCTTCGTCCCACATCCCGCCTTCGTTGGTAATTTCAGGAATGGTACGGCGGAAGATAACCGCGCCAAATTCGCCGTTTCCAATATGGCGCAATGGCTCGATTAATAGCGACCAACTCTTGCCACCACCCGCCGCGCCGCCATAAATGGCAATGTCGGCGGACGTGGCTAAGAATTGCTCCTGTCTAGGTTGGGGTTTTATCGTTATTTCGTCCATTATCCGGTAGATAAATATTCACGATCTGTTTCAGCGTCTCGCCGTTGCTGGTCAAATCAACCGCCGAAGCGTCACCATATCCGCGCTTCTTGCCTTTACGCGCCAGCAACCATTTCGCGTCCGACGTGTCGCCGCCTTCCACGCTGTGAATAATGGTCGCCTCTGCCAAATCCAGTACGCGCTCACATTCGTCCTCATAAGCCTGTTTGGTTACGGGGTCGGCTTCCACTTTGATGCGGGCGGTACTCCAAGCAATATCCAGCTTGCGGGAAATGGTCGAGTAAATCCCGCCGCTGTTCTTTATGGCTTCGAGTAGGGTAGTGCGGCTAATTTTGCGCGTCATTCTCGATTCTCTTGATTTCAAGCGCGGGGAAGGCTTGCGACATGCGCTCTAAAGTTACGGCACAATATGCTGGCGAAATCTCTATCCCGCGTCCGCGCCTGCCTAAGTTCTGACAGGCGACCATACAGGTTCCAACTCCATTAAAAAGGTCAAGCATTGTATTAGCGTCCTTACACGATTCAATCAACTTCTGCATAAGAGCCACCGGCTTTTGTGTTGGGTGTTGTAATTTGTCGCCGCCTGTATTCGCCGCCATCTCTATTACATCTTTTTCTAATCCAAATACCTTATCTTTTCTCCATGTAAAAATCGGTTGCCACTGCCAGAACGCGCCTTCTGAATTCGTGAGGGTAAACGTATTCCACCACACATAAATTCTTTCAACCATCGGCTCTAAATTCAATATTGCTCTAAGGCATTTTGTAGGCGCTGCCCCAAAAGCCATAACTACCCCATCCGTAAAGCTAAGCCATAAATCCAAATCTAATTGATTCGGTATTCTGTCCCATTCTTCTTTTGTCACACCATAAAACGGGTCAAACATTATGACCTACGACCCCAACAAGCCCATTATGCCCCGCATTGCCCGCACGCTCGAAGAGTGTTTGGACATGATGTACCACGAAGGTTTTGCCCGCGTGTTACCGACCGACCGCAACCGCATCAAAGCGGCAGCCCATCGGCGCGGGTATAAGTGGACATACAAACGCGAGGGCAGGTATATTATTATTCGGCTGAAAGTGGTAGAATAGCGAAAAGGAATAAATCCATGAGCAAAGCTAGAAAAATATTTCAAATGGGTATCTTGTCGGGGGGCGGGTTGTCTTTCCCTTACACCTTCGATGCCACGACCGCCGCTGACGGGGCGTTGCCTGCCTATTTCGCAGGCGCAACATTCGCGGTATTGGAGTTAAAGAAGTCATTACCAATGGGGAACAATATTTGCTCTATGGGATATGAGATAGACAATAATTCATAAATCGCTTGTTCTGTGCGCTGGATATAATCATCCACTGTTGACGCCTGTCCGGCTTCGTCCTCTTGTACCAGCCTGCCTAATTGCAAATCAGGCATAGCGATTTCATACAGATAACCGTCTTTTATTTTTCGATAATGTATTTTTTTGTATTTTGGGGAGTACTTCAATAACTCGGCTTTCAGCGTTTCCACTTCGCCACGGACCGCAATTTCACTGACTTTCTTCTCAAGGAAAATCTTCACGCTGAATAATGGTTTTATAAGCAACTCCCCGCTATCATCAACTTGCCCCCGCGTTACTTTCCCATCAATCACTTCCCATTGTACCTTACGATCTTTTCTATACCCCTCACTCTTACCATAGATAACCTTTACAACATTCCACAACGATTCATCGACCTGCAAGAACTTCAATAAATCCTTGTCGCTCATGATACGCGGAACTTCGGCGTTCACTTCGGCGGTATTCTTTTTGCGGTTTTCTGTAAATGTTGTTGCTTGTCTTTCCACCCTGCCTAACTTAATTCTTACTGAATGATACGTCTTCCCAAGTATCACGGCGATTTCTTCAAGTGTTTTATTTTCTTCGTGTTTCAGTTTACGCGCTTTGTTTAACTCTGCGTTTGTCCACTGTTGACCAGGCATATCACCTCGCTTTTCTGTTGTGTTCCCGCTTGCCCCCGTCCGTCTAATACTAGACTCATTCTATCGTAAAAAGTTACCATCAACCTTTCAGAAGGTTACAGCTTTATATCAGCGCGGGTTGTGCCGCCGCCGCTTTGATGAACTATCGGCTTGTCGAAATCTCAATCTCACCACCGCATAACATACAAACTAATGGCACACTACGAGATGGACTTGGTTGTAAACAAGTACAAGCCTTGGGTTGATACAACGTTCTGCTTTTCATCAACATCGAGGCGTGACGTAAGCCAGCAATAAAACCATCCTGATATTTTTCCTCGTCTGGGTTTCTGTGTTCTTCGCACCATTTTATTTCGGCTTCAATTAAATCACTTTTAGGCATATCGCAAACCTTTCATACGCAAAACGCCTTCGCCAAATAAAGCCCGCCGTTATTCGCGGGATAATCCAACTCACTCCAAACGGGATGAAGCACAACGCCGCTGTTCCAAGTGTCATGATAACTGTTATTCGTCCCCGCCCATGTCCCGCGTTGTACCAAGCCAGCCGCCTGCAACTCTGGAATCGGACGCGTGTCCGAACTACGCAAGCCGATCAACTTATAGAATGTGATCCACTCCGCCGACGGTGCTTGCTGATACTGCCCCCAAAACTTGTATTCATTCGGGACGCCGTTCATCGCTTCGACCTGGACGACCTGCCCGCCGAAAACGATAGTACCGAATTTGAATTGAACTTGTGTATTCCCGTTGAGTAAATCCTGCCACGTCCCGCCCTCGGTCCAATACGGGCGGTCTGGCTTGCCTACGGTTTTCTCGCCAATCAGGAAAGCCATCTTGCTATTGAGCGGGCAAGCATCGACCGGCTGCATACTGACCAGCCGTTGCAAGGCGGCGCGGTCAAGCCGCTGGAACTGCGATACCGCGCCGAAGCCACCGCGCTCGGTGAACAGGGCGATGTTCTGAAAGTTCCCCGTCCCGATAAACTCCACATCCAAGCCCATAAGCGAAACCATGACGGGGTCGCCATACTTGCGGACGGTCTTGAGTACCACGCCAGCAGGCGGAGGCGGAGGGGTGACAGGGGGGAAGGTGACGCGAGCGGTTATCATGAGGAAATATTATAAAAAGGCTTTATTTCCAACAAGCCAAGTTTGTATCTTTCTAATTGCGATGGAATCACGCGAAAATGGCTATCACTCATAATGTGTAAAAAGAAACTTTCGTACTTTGCACAACTGCACTTGTCGTAAGAATGAGTAATCAGATTTCCGTTATGTTCGGAAAAATCATGACCGCAAACACAAGTAAGTTCTGCCATCTTACGCCGTTCCTTTCCACAATACATTCCCCGCCGCATCCTTGACCGTGACAACCGAACCCGCCGCCAGTTGCATGTCAATGGACGCAGGCGCACCAGCGGGCGGAGGCGCATTTTCAACCAGTGAACAAATCGGTAATCCCATGTGGATGATTGCCACCCAGCCCGCCTTGATAAGCGTTGTTCCATCAGGCAGGATAATCTCTTTGACTTCGAGCCACTTATCGCCTGCCAATTGATTCGAGGCAAGTGGAGGCGCGGCGACGAACAACACATCCCCGTTGAATTTCGTACCCTTGGGGTATGAGCCGACATAAGGCAGATTGACATTACTTGTCGAGCGTAACCGCGTGTTGTCCACTGTTGCCGTTGCTGTATATCTCATGGTAGTTTGCTCCGTTTCGTAAATCAAAATACTGTTTACCGTCGCCCGTTCCACACGGACGCCGTTTATCAAGTCGCCATTTTTGGAAACCTTGAATCCGTTCCGAATCATCACTGACGAATCCCCGCCATCCAATTCGAGCGCGTACCATGCGCCCGCTTCTTGCATCACGTTTGCCAGTTCCAGCAATGTGACACCCTGCGAAATGGCAGAGCGACCGTCAACGACTAAAGATACAAGTTTGTTGTCCTGAGTGATTCCTATCGCCGTGCGCGGATGTCTTGCGGTAAATTGCGCTTCGGTGCCTGATAGCGCGGGCGTAATATATCCAGCCTTGATAAGCGTACGAGTGCCAGACACCAAGTTATAAGCATCCGTGATGTCATTGGAACTGATAACCGCTTGACCGGTCGTCTTGAAATTGATAAACGGTCGAAAATCGAATTGAATATCCTGCGTCCATGTTCCATCACTTCTGGCTAAACTCAAAGGCTTATACTCGCCTAGCTTGTCCCATCCCTCTCCGCTGGTGACAGCTCCCCACCATCCATCCCCGTTCGTAATGACGTTCGCCATCGTGCCTGCATAAGTGGACGGGCGTATCAATGCACCTTTATTATCCGTGACGTGTACCTTCTTGGGCGTTCCGCGCCATAGATACATTGCAGAGCCGTAGCGCGTGAGTTCCTGGTAGCCGTCTTGAATGGTGGTAGTACCCCATTCTGTATTGAAGTTATAAGCATCATTCCAAAAATTGTGATCTATCGTCGGGCTTTCTACACCCGCGACTGAGCCGGGATAACTGGATGTATCCTGCCATAACATCATTTTTCCCCAGCCTTGCGCAATCTGTACAATGGCGGGGTCAGATGTATACCATGCCTGCCAAAGCGGAAACTGTGCAAAGTAATTCAAGTCCGCGCCTTTGTTAACGGCTTCATCCTTCCACCAATAATATCCGGTGTAAATCCCCACCCGATAACCAGCGGCTTGAATCGTTTCAATGAATGTACGCCAATGAGCAGAGCCACGATATACGCCCGCTTCCCTAGTTTCTAGGTCAAGCCATACCCGCCCCTCAATAGCTTCGCCACCTATCGCCGCGATACAGGTTTGCGCCTGTACTTTTGGGTCAATGTTATTCCAGTAATAGTGATACACACCACGCGGTAAAATGCCGCGTGAGTTTATTTTATATGTTGGAAAATCCACATCGTATTGATTGCCCACACTCGCCCGCATAATGACAAAAGACGCGCCGTTGTCACGCATCTTTTGAAAGTTCACACTCCCGGCGACATTGGGGTCATCTTGCCAGGTGGATATATCATGTCCGAATTTCGATGATTGAAATATCATTTGCTTTTTTCTTTGATACTTTTTATCAAGCGCATTAACTCAGGATCGGTTTCCAATTCCTTCGGCGGCG